GATTATACTTCAGCTAACTCTGCCTGTAGGTTGGAATGATGTATATATCCCTAATGACGGTATACTTGCTGACAATGGTTGTTTTGTCTCTGCCTTTACAGGCACTGGCAATGTAATGACCCTGCTTATAGAGTAAATCGTCATGGCTTCAAAGGGTGAGATGCCGAAGCGTAACAAAAAGAATTTCCGCTCCACTAAGTCTGGGGCGGGGATGACAAAGGCGGGTGTTGCTGCGTATAGACGTAAAAACCCCGGATCGAAGTTAAAAACCGCTGTTACGGGTAAGGTCAAAAAAGGCAGTAAAGATGCCAAGCGGCGCAAGTCGTTTTGCGCTCGTTCTGCTGGACAGATGAAACAATTCCCCAAAGCAGCAAAAGACCCGAATAGCCGTCTACGACAGGCTAGAAAACGCTGGAAGTGTTAGGATAAATTATGGCTGGACCCAAGCAATCTCGTAGACCTCCTAACCGGGGCGACGAAATAGATAAAGAAATGATACGTAGGGAAGCTGAAAAACAACGAAAAGCGGCAGAGGCGGCAGCAAAGCGGGATGGGTCCGGTGATCAAAACCGAGAAAAAGATTTTCCTAGACCTAAACTACGCCCCCCTTATTTAAAAAATGCGCCAGAACCTGCGCCTAAGATACAGAAGAATACTCCTACTGTGCCTGCTAAAGATTTAGAAGAAAATACCTATGCAGCAAACAAACGTAAAAGTAGCGTTAAAAAAGCTAGGGTTGGTGGTATCCTTAAAATGCGTAGTGGCGGTAAAATGGATGGTCTAGCTATAAGAGGTAAGACACGGGGGCGGTATGTCTAAAGCAAAACCTACCAATGCTGCGTTGTGGTCTAAGGCTAAGTCCGCAGCCCGAAGTAAGTTTGATGTTTATCCTTCCGCTTATGCAAATGCTTGGGCTTCTAAGTGGTATAAAGGTAAAGGTGGCGGTTGGTCTGGCGGCAACAATAAGGTAGCTAAAAGTGGCAAAAGCAAAACCAAAAAAACCTAGTACCAAGGGTGGTCTTGGAAAATGGTTTGGCGAAGATTGGAGAGACGTTAAGACGGGCAAAGCCTGCGGACGCAAAACCGCTAAAGGTAAGTCCAAGCGTCCTTACCCTGCCTGTCGCCCTAAAAAGGTGGCGTCTAAGATAACTAAATCTGAGGCCACAAAGAAAACTGGGCCTAAGCGTGTAAAATGGTCTACTACTGCTAGTGGTAAGAAGAGGACTAAATAATGGCTACAGTCGTACCCGACCTACCAGAGTTGTTTGAGGAAGCCTTTGAACGGGCTGGCTTGCAGATGCAGTCTGGGTATGACCTACGCACTATTCGTCGTAGTCTTAATATATTAACCCTAGAGTGGCAGAACAGGGGTCTTAACCTGTTTACTATTGACTCTGGCACTGTCGATCTAACCGCAGGGCAAGTAGATTACAGTATGCCCGTAGATACTATAGACATTATTGAGCATCAGCTACGTACTGGTACAGGTACAAATCAGATAGATACAGCGTTGCAGCGTGTTAGTGTGTCTACATATGCACAGCAGACTAATAAGAACACTGTAGGACGGCCCACGCAGATATTTGTGCAGCGGCTACCTACCGAAGTAAAGTTTACACTGTGGCCTACACCGGATACTACACAGACTTATCAACTACTGTACTTTCGCCTAAAGGGTATTGATGGTCTTGCGTCAGGTGTTGGGGGAGAAACGAGCAATATACCTCCACGGTTTGTGCCTGCACTTGTATCAGGGTTAGCGTTTCATGTAGCTATGAAGAAACCCGAAGCTGCAGCTAGAGCAGTGCCTCTTAGGGAAGAATATGAGTATCAGTTTAAGCTGGCAGCATATGAAGACCAAGAACGCGCATCCTCTATGTTTGTACCGTTTCAAACCTTTCATGGGGGGATGCGATGAGCTACGCGTCTGGTAAACACGCATACGGTATATGTGACCGGACAGGGTTTAGATACCCACTAGAAGACCTCGTATATGAGTTTCAAGATGGACACCGTACTGGTTTTCGTGTTGGTAGAGACGTAGTTGATCCAGATCAACCACAGAACTTTTTGGGGCGTATTAGGATTGTTGATCCACAATCGCTACTTAACCCAAGACCTGATGTTTCCCCCGGACGTGGCCTATTTGGTTGGAACCCCGTAGGGCATCCTCTTGTACACCTGACAGGTCAAGTTGGAACGGTAGCCATAGAAGTTCCTATCCCAGAGAGCGATGCAGTTACGGGTGTAGTAGCGTCTGGTTCCGTAGGTACTGTTAGTGTACTTGCGGGAGACGATATTGACGTTTCAGTTACAGGTATAGCAGGTACAGGCGCTTCAGGCGCTACTACTGTAACTACGAATATTACTACTTACACGGTAACAGTAGCTTCTGGAACTAACCCATACGGCACAGGCAATAAGTTCTACATAGATGGTGTTGTCAGCCCAACAATCAGCATTGCAGAAGGCTCTATCTTCCGATTCGATCAGTCTGCTTCTTCTAATAGTAGTCACCCATTGCGCTTTAGCACTACGGCTAACGGTACGCATGGTGGTGGTTCTGAGTACACTACAGGCGTAACTACATCAGGAACGGCTGGACAAGCTGGTGCGTATGTTCAGATAACTGTAGCTAACAGCGCACCGACTTTGTATTACTATTGCACAAATCATAGCGGTATGGGCGGTACGGCTAACACACCATAGGAGACTTGAACATGGCTATGAAGAAAAAAGGTGCCGCTAAAGGCGGTGTACGGAAGATGAAGGCTGCTGGTAAACTAGAAATGGTTAAAAACAAAGCTGGAAAAATGGTTCCTGCTTTTGCTGCTGACGGCAAAGGAAAAATGGCTAAAGGTGGCGCTGTATCTAAGAAAATGGGTGGCGGCATGATGAAGAAAAAAGGCATGGCTAAAGGCGGTGCTGTAGCCAAGAAGAAGGCTGGTGGTGCTGTAGCTAAGAAGATGGGCGGCGGCATGATGAAGAAAAAAGGCTACGCCAAAGGTGGCGCTGTCACCAAGAAGATGGGTGGCGGTAGGATGGCGACAAAAGGCTCCGCTAAAGGCGGTACATTTGCTCGTGGTAGCGGTGCAGCACGTCCTCAACGTTTTCGTAAAAACGGCTAATGCCTTATCTGCAAAGCAATATACCACACTTTAAGTGTTGGGTTCGTCGTGAGTATACGGTCAACCATGAGCGCTACCACGGCGAATTTCTACATGCTATGGTTATCGCTGTCACCACAATGCCCAACAGATGCCTGAGTTTTCAGATTATCTTTACGGGGTGTGAGGCGGACGATACAGGCGAAGCTAATGTACACGGTGGGGCTATGTGGGCTAGGATGCCCATAACTGCTCTGGTGGCCGATGAGTCATTTGAAGAGTGGCCCGAGGGTATGGCAGTTCACGAAGCCCAGCCTTGGGACTGCCCTTCCCATACACATGCGGTATACACGCTTGACAGAGCGTCACCTTGTCCGTGGATGGCAAAGATTGCGGGGGAGTTCTTCCCTGCTAAGTACCTATTTACTGTAGACTATACCGACACAGATGTAGCAGATGACCCTGCACAGCATAAACAAGCGCATGTACTACAGTTACTAGATGCAGGTAAGTGGACAGGCAATATAGTAGCGTTACCCAACAACAGGGTACGGGTAACACACCCTGCGTGGTTTGAGACAGGTGAAGGCGCACCAGACTTTAAGCCATCACAGCATATACATTATTCTAAATCTGACTTAGACTACACGCTAGATGTAACGCAGATATTTGATAATTTGTACAGCGAGGCCGAGTAATGAACTATACTGAGCTTACGCAAGCTATAAAAGACTATACAGAGAACACAGAAGCAACATTTGTTTCTTTGATCCCTACGTTTGTCCAGCAAGCGGAGCAACGTATATTCCGTACTGTTACTATACCCGAAGTTAGGTCCAATAGTACGGGTACTCTTTTTCAAGGGAACCAATACCTAGAACGCCCTGCTGATTTCTTAGCGGTATTCTCTCTAGCAATTATTGACCCTACTACAGCGGCGTACACGTACTTGTTAGAAAAAGACGTTAACTTTATGCGGGAAGCGTACCCCGTAACAGCTACAGAAGGTGTACCTAAATATTACGGTCAGTTCGATGGTGACGCCATAACAGCGGCTACAGACGGACATTTTATAATAGGTCCAACGCCTAATGCTACATATACCGTAGAGTTACATTACTACTTTGAGCCTAAGTCTATTGTTACTACAAGCACGTCTTGGCTTGGTGAGAACGCTGACACTGTACTTCTTTATGGTTCCTTGGTAGAGGCGTACACGTTTATGAAGGGCGACCCTGATGTTATGCAGTCATACAGAGAGCGATATGAGTCTGCGCTACAACAGTTGTCCGTTATTGATGCCGCCAGCAAAGGCGATAGTTACAGGGATGGGAACTTTAGATGAATATGCCGTTTGAAATGTCTGTTGGTAGTGTTGGGGTTAAAACTACTAACAATCGAGGCTTTACCCCTGAAGAGGTCGCGGAATTATGCGTTGATAGGTTAATGATCGTATCAAATGATGCGCCGCCAGCAATAAAAGATCAAGCCTTGGCTCACAAGGAACGTATGAAGGCTGTAATCGCAGTCTACATGAAACAGGCTATCCAAAGTGATAGAACTACTGTATATAATGCAATCAGTGATGCTGGTCATAAAAAACTAGCCGAATATATAAGGAAAATGTAAATGGCTTTTAATGGCAACTTTATGTGTACCTCTTTCAAAGTTGAAGTTTTGAAGGGTGTCCACAATTTTACCGCAGCGTCTAACGTGTTTAAACTGGCGATGTACACCAACAGCGCAAGTTTTAATGCGGCTACCACTGCGTACACTTCTGGCAATGAGGTTAGTGGTACAAACTACACTGCTAAAGGAAATGCTGTAACTACAGTTACTCCTGTCGCTTCTGGTACAACAGCTCTTGTAGATATGAACAATGTTGTATTTAGCAACGTGACTATTTCTGCTGTTCGCGGAGCGTTGATCTTTAACGAGGCAGCTTCGGGTGATCCCACTGTATGTGTGCTTGACTTCGGTTCTGACAAGGCTGCAAGTGCAGGTGACTTTACAGTAGTAATGCCAACCGCAGACGCGAGTAACGCTATTATCCGCATCGCCTAAGTAAAGGGATAACCCATGCCACTACCTTTTTCTGGCTGGGGCCGTGGCGGTTGGAGTTCTGGCTCTTGGAATAGCTTACAAGTAGGCCAATCCGTTACGGGAGTAGCGGGTACAGGTGCCGTTGGTAGCGTAAGCACTACCAGCGGGGTTACTCAACCTGTCACGGGTGTAGCGGGTACAGGGTCAGTTGGCTCTGTAACGGTTATTGGCGCAGCTAACCTAACGGCTACAGGTCTGACAGGCACGGGGTCAGTAGGCTCTGTAACGGTTACTGGCGTTGCTAACATAGCAGCTACAGGGGTTAGCGGCACA